CATGAAACAAACGCTTAAAGCCAGAAGCACCCATGACATCAAGATTCGTGCTTATGGCTGGGCAGAAAAAACGGCCGGCAGTCAATTTCCACTGTTTGGGGATGTGAACATCTTCCATGAGCCTGTCACTCAAGTTGCACAGGAAGGCACAAACTACATGGTAGCTGACCCAGCAGGGGCAAGAAACTGGTTCATGCTCTGGGCAAGGGTGGATGAGTATGGCACAATCTGGATCTACCGAGAATGGCCGGATCCGAGCTATGGCGAGTGGTCTCTGCCAAGCGAGAAGGCTGACGGCAAACCTGGCCCTGCTCAACGGCAGGGTGCAGGTAGAGGCGTGAACGAGTACACGGAACTGATCTGGAACCTAGAGACTCACTCTGACAAACGGGAAGAAATTGCCGAGCGATACATAGATCCTCGTTCTGCTGGCACAGAAACGACCAGCAAAGAAGGTGGAATTACTCTGTTGGATCTGCTTCTGGATGCTACAGATCCTTTATACTTTCTTCCAAGTGTAGGGGTTTCTGTTGATGAACGAGTATTAATTATTAACGATTTGCTATGTTACGACAGAGAAAAGCCTCTGGATATATCATCAAATCATCCTAGATTGATGGTTCACGCTGATTGTCAGAACTTAATTTATTCGTTGCGGGAGTGGACTGGAGCGGATGGACAGAAAGGTGCAAGCAAAGACCCTATTGACGCTTTAGGGTATTTAGTGGTAATGCAACCTAAACACACAAATAGCGATAAATGGAAAAAACACTGGCAATCATCTGCTAAATGTGGCACTTATTAATATCTGACTATGCCCAACTCTAAGACTGATCCATTAGCAATTGCTTCTGCTGTACCGCATGTAGGCGATTTGTTGGGTGAATATAACCGTTCAATGGTTAATTCAAGTCAGGGTAATCTTGTCACCAAGTTTGATAATATTCGCTTTGCTAGATGGTCAGGACAGACGGATGATGGCAAGAAACACAGTGAAAACCGTCCAGAAGGCAGTCCTGCTTGGCCGTTTGAAGGTGCTTCTGACGTTCGCAACAGGCTGATCGATTCAAGCTGTAACGAACTGACCGCTTTGCTGTGTGCTGCATTTGAGAAGGCAGACATCCGATCTTCACCAACTGAGTTGAGCGACATGTCCATCAGCAGCGTAGCCACCACGTTGCTGCGTTGGGTTCGTGACTCTAAAATGCCTCAGCAGCTTCGTAAAGAGGCAGAATTAGGTGCTCAGTACGCTCTCCAGTATGGTTGGAGCGCTTTCTTTGTGGGCTGGCAGCAGCACATCAGCGTTCGCTCTCAGCCGATCACCATGGATCAGGTGATTGCAATGGCTCAACAGTCTGGCAGTCAAACACTGCTAGAGTTGCCTCAGTTGATCATGGAGTCACAGGATCAGGCTGCTGCAATCATCCAAGTTGCTATTCCTGACTTGAAGCTGAGTGACGCCAAGCGGATGGTCAAGGAACTCGCTGAAACAGGTCAAACGTCGTATGACGAGGAGTATGTCAGCAAGAATTTGCCTGAGATTGTCGCTCTCAAGCCTTGGGACGAGATTATTTTCCCACCAGAAGCTGCTGATTTGCAGCGTGCTCGTGTAATTTTCCGTAGGACTTGGATGTCCGAGGTAGAATTGCGCGAAAAGGTCACCACAGAGGGCTGGAATCCCGAATGGGTTGATCGTGCTTTACAGGCTCTTGGCAAGAGCAGCACTTTCTACAATATTAACTTGTTACCAACGACAACCATGTTGGTTTACAACGGTGTAAATTATACAAACATGGTTGAAGTGGTGTATTGCTACACCAAATCCATCGACGGCAATGCACCCGCCATATTCTACACTGTCATCTGTCCGCAAGCTGCCTCAAACAGAGTCGAGGACACAGCATCTTATGCGATCCACGAGCGTCTCGACTACGCGCATGGGGAGTATCCCTTTGTTGAGTTTCGTCGTGAGCAGCTTCGTAGGGCTATCACTGACACTCGCGGCATTCCTGAGCTTGCAAGCACTGATCAAGATGAGATCAAGGCGCAGCACGACTCCATCCGTGACCACACAGCGTTTTCCACGCTTCCTCCGATCAAGGTTGTAAAGCGGATTGGTTCCATCAACAAGGTTGGCCCTGGCGTTGCGTTGCCAGTCACGAACCAGAACGACTACACGTTCATGGAGCCGCCTGCTCGTGAACCTACGGTGGCGTTTAACCTTATCAATCGTGTTGAGGCGAATCATGCGGCATATTTTGGGACTATTAACACAACAGTGCCTCCCATGAAGACGCAGATGCTTCAGCAGACGCTGGTCAACTCGTGGCTGATGACATGGCGGTCTGTGTTCCGTCAGATGTTCTCGCTCTGCTGCCAGTATATGCCGTCAGACGAGATCCAGCGGATCACTGGCGGAGCATTGCCACAGAACCTATCCGAAATCCACAACGAGTTCGATCTAAGCGTACGCTTTGACGTGATGAACATGGACAAGGAGTATGTTGCTCAGAAGATCCAGTTCCTCAGTCAGATCGCACAAATGGACACTGGTGGCGTGCTGAACCGCAACAGGCTGACTGAGATGATGATTCAAGCTATTGCTCCTGAGATGGCTCAGGAACTGGTAATGAGTCAGGCACAAGCATCTCAGAAGCTGTTCAAGGACGTCCAGACGGACATCGGCATGATGTTGCTTGGAAATGAAGCGTTGTATCAGGAAAATGATCCAGCAGCACAGACCAAGTTGCAGTACGCGCAACAGGTAATGCAGTCGAATCCGAAGGCGCAATCTGCGTTGCAGAGTGATCAAAACTTTCAAGCTTTGTTTGAAAACTACGTCAAGAGTTTGCAGATGAGTGTAATGCAACAGCAAAATGCTCAAGTTGGACGTATTGGTGTTACTCCTATTCAACAACAACCTGGTCAATAAATGACTGAAAATCAAAGAACCTTGTTTGGATTTCCAGGCAAGAATGAACTTTGGGATGAAATGCTCAAAGTTATTGAACAAACACAAGAATCACTGTGGTTACACGCTATTAGTTCGCAAGTGCATGGAGAAGATAGAACTCATGCTTGTGGACAAGCAGATGGTGTAAATATGCTTTTATCACTTTTTATATCATTAAGAAACGAAGCTAAAGCATTAAATGGCTTGACTTCAGACGATACTTTGGCATAAAGCCACTAACGGACTTCCCAGCGTTACTGGGATGATTAGATTAAAGGATCTTGGAACCTTAACTCCATGTCAGAAAACGATACACAGCCTGATTCTACGGGTCAGGAGGCAGAAGCTAATCCCGTTGCAACAAAACTCGGTTTAGATCAGGCAAGCCTTAAGGGAATGCTTGATAGCTTCCTCAACGAGGAGGAACAGCCTGCTCCCGCTCCAGTGGAGCAACAGGAAACTACCGAAGAACCCGTCTCCTCTGAAGAGGAAGTCGATCAGTCTGAGGAGGAATCCGATCAGCCCGAAGCTGATGAAAGTTCTTTGAGTAAAGGTGTCCAGAAGCGCATCAACAAATTAGTTGCTGCGAAGAAGGCCGCTCAAGCTGAATTAGACGCGCAGAAGACTACTTTGGCTAAATTGCAGTCTGAATTGGAAGCTGCTAAAGCCTCCGTTCCTGCAAAACCAGTCGAAGTTTCAGAGTATGTAGAAACTTTGGATACCCCTAAAAAGGTTGAAGAAGAATACAAGAAAGCTCTGGAAGTCATTTTGTGGTGTGAGGACAACATTGATGGTGGAGTGATTCCATTGCCTGATGGCAGTGAGCAAGAACTTACCTCTGCTGAAGTCCGCGCCATGAAACGAACAGCGATGAAGCGCAAAGAGTTGGAATTGCCAACGAGGATGCAGTTTTTGCAGCAGCAACAAGCAGCAGAATCGGAGGTGAGTGCCAACTTTCCTTGGTGGAACAAACCCGAAACCGAAGAGTACCAAGTTGCTCAACAAGTTTTGAAAGAGTTCCCTGAGCTAAAGAAGCGTAGAGCAGACTGGAAACACGTTACTGGTCTTGTTGTATTGGGCGCAAAGGCTTATGCAGAGATGCAGGCCAAGAAAAAAGCACCTGCTGCACCAATTAAACGCGCACCCGCGCAACCATCTGTAAGGGCAGTTCCAGCACCATCATCTCAAAGTGACCTAATCAAGGCTCGTCAGGCGTTTGCAAAGAACTCA